TTATTTCTCAAAGTCAACAAGATAGTGTTATCTGGCATACCTTCACATACAACTACATTGATACCTAAGAAAGTCAATCCTAAAGGTAATGTAACATAAGTTTGAGTATTTCCTTGAGCAGCTTTCAACTCATAAGCATTAGCCACGTTTGTTGAAACATACAACCTAAGCTCTGATTTTTTACGTACAATTGCAGCAGGAGCAGCGTTAACTACTGATTCTAATACAGTCAATACATTTGCAGTAGTGATAGCACCATCATATAAACCTATAACATCAGCATCATAGAACATTGGAAATAAGTATCCAGTACATAAAGACAATAAAGAATCCTCAGACTCAGTGTTACCTTGCCATCTCAATAACTCTAAGTCTTGACCGATAACCATTGCCATTTCATTCCAGTAATATGACATGAAAGATGCAACAGTGAAATCACCATTAGAACCTTGAGCCATTTGTAAAGCTAAGAATGATTGCTCTAAGTCAAACTGACAAAGTTGAGCCATTGCAGACAATGCACATACGTCAATATCAATTGCATCTAATGAATCATTAGGAGCTGAAAATGAACAGGTTGATGCCTGCAAAAGCGATCCAAATGTTACGTTTGCCAATTTCGTTTTTGACTTAATTCCTGGTAAAGTTCTGAAATTGTTAGCAATATCAGGACTTGATAAATAAGCCTTAGAGTAGAACTCATCAGGGTTCGCACATAAAAGTGCATTTGTTTCGATATCTAAATCGAATTTAAGATTGCGTGTCATGTTATTTGGTTTTTGAAAATTTTACAAATTCTTTAAATTTCTCATGAGCAGTCATAGCCATTGGTGCTACTTCCTCCTCAATTTCAGCTGAAAGACTTTCTTCCAGTTGGTTCTTTAAGTCTGCTATCATAGCAACAAGTTGGTTAACTTGCTCCTCAATAACTGGTGCAACAATTGCAAGGATAGCCTCTGCATCAAGCACAGGGTCAACCGCCATTGCAACCTCTTCCTCTTCAACTACAGCTTCTGCTTCTGCTTCTGCTGGAGCTGCTTCCTCAGGCATGTCTGCTGACATCTCCTCTTCTGCTATTGCAGGTACTTCTTTAATCTCAATAACTTCTCCGTCTTTTACTACGTAGATTTTATCTTCAATCAGGTGTTCTCCATCTGGTAAAGTCATGGTATATTTATTTAAGTGTTCCGATAATTTCATACCAAGGAAGCCCTCTATTGAGTAGCCCACTTGACCTGACTCAACTAACTTATCGTAGTAGTCTTTGTCAGTTACTTGGCTTGTTAGCATTAGAGTGCCCTTAGGAACCTCAATGCCGTATGTTGTGAATGCTTTGTCAGTCTCAGGGTTATCTACTATCCAAGCCTCAAGGATGTATGCTGGTACTATCTTATCTTGATTGTGCTCCAAGTTAAAGATATTCTTATTGCTTAGGTTAAGCATGAACTTAGCATGTATCTGCTCAATCACTTCTGCTGAGAATTGAGCATCATACTCTTCATCAGTGTCTTCATCAAATCTATAGATGTTCATAGGTATCATAGCAGGTGCAACAATACGCATCTTAACACTATCACTGAATGACATAGGTGCAACATGAGAATTGAATGCCATACCCTTGACTTTGATTGCTGGCTTAGATGTGAATGCTATCATATCAACACCTAAGTCCTCCCCGTCTGAGTAAGCCTCATCAATAGTAATTTTGTACACTGGTCTGTCCATGCCTATATTGTAGAAAGTTGTATATTTGTTAAAAAATAATTCTATGGTAACAATTTTAGGAAGGGAAGTACCCAATCAACTGAATGAGTTGACGGTCTTACAGTTTGAACAGATCACAAATATCCATGCCAACAATGAGCTGGATGCAATAGCTAAGCACCTTGAAGTGTTTGAGTTGTTAGGTGTGCCAGAAGTTGACTTTGAGGATGTATCTATTGAGGAGTTCAAGGAATGTGTTAAGGTATTCAATGACCTTAGCGGCAAGCCTGAGCTACAGCAGTCTATTGAGATGGAAGGATACACTTATAAGGCATTCGAGGGTGAGACATTCAGACTATCAGTGAAGGATACTAAGGACATTGAGAAGGTTATGCACTCCAAGCACAAGGGATACATAGCTGAGTTACTTGCTACCTTGTTTAAGCGTGATGACTTGACCAAGGCTGAGCACTATGCAGAGGCACACATCAAGCATAAAGCAAAAATGATACGTGAACTTAAGGCTGAGTTAGCAGTACCTTACTTAGTTGAGATAGGTCAGAAGTTAGCCAAACAAATGCCTAAGGATGCACCTGCCGAAGTCGTGGAGTGAGATAGATGTCTTCCAGTTCAAAGAGATTAGGTCACTATATACCATTGAGGAGACCTTCTCCAGGGAGATAGAGATACTTGCTACACTGGCTGACATACCATCTGATGACTTAGAGGACCTTGACATAAGTGAAGTGGGTGATATGCTTAAAGATATCACCTTCATTAACTCTGAGCCGTCTAAGTTCTACAAGCATGTACTTGGTGAGTGGAAGTTTAAGCCATTGTCTAAGCTCACAGTGGGTGAGTTTATTGACCTTGAGTACTTCTTTGCTAATGACTACATCAAGCACATCTCACATGTAGCCTCTATGCTTTACAGGAAGCACAGTATCAATGAGTGGGGTGACTTAGTCTTTGAGCCTTACAAGTATTCACCATTTGAACGTGCTGAGCTGTTTGATGAGTACGGCATCAATGAGATATATGGTATAATCACTGAGTACTTAGCATTCAGGACCACGTTCATGGAGAAGTATGAGCTACTCTTCCAGGCAGATGAGTCAGATGAGGAAGAGGAAGCTATCAAGCCAGCTAACTCTCAAGATGCCAAGGCTGAGCAGGAGCATAAGAGTGCTATCAAGTGGAGTTGGGAACGGTTGCTGTATGGACTGTGCAATGAGGACCTGACTAAGTTTGATCAGGTCACTGATATGCCGCTTGTTCTAACCTTTAATATGATGGCTATGAAAAAAGAGTTAAACATCTAAAGGGAAGCCTACTTGGAAGCCAGCAGGTGGGTCTAATGCCTCAAATGTATACACTATTTTTTGGTTCTTTTCAAGTATCTCTGCCACTTGTAAGATAGGATAACGTTTTGTCATCCACTCAGTGTACTGTGAGTATATCTCAGCAGTGATACCAGCTGCATTCAGCTCCTGTGTGAACGTTGCAACGTAGTCTCTTGGTGTAATCACACCACCGTTCCATAAGAATGCGCCATTATTAAGGAAAATAAAGTAGTACATGGCTATGATTTGTATCTCCAACTTCTCAAAGCCTGTTATCTTGGCATTGATTCTGATAGACTCAACCAATGTGCCTTGACCATCAACAACATCATTTCTGATTATACGTTTGAGTATAGTTGCCATCCTTCTCCTGGTAGGATAAAGGACATTAAATTCTCCAGTATTAGCGTATCTTGCCATTATTCAAAGGGTGGTGTTGGTTTTGGTTCGTATGGTATCATCTCAAGGTCTTTAACCCATAAGAAGTTAGGGTTAACTGTTTGCTCAATCTCTTCTATTGAGATAACCCAGTTATCATTGAGGTCTTGAATAGGGTTGAAGTAGCTATCAGGTGCATACAACTGACCTATCAACTCATCTTTTTGCAACTCAGTAAGCAAGCCTACATACGTTGTTCTTTGTTCTGCTGTTAGTTGTGTTAGTTTCATACTTGACGTCCTAAAGTTGTTTGAAATGCTTGTACCGCTGTGTAAAAGTTAGCTGCTTCGGTGTCTGTTAAACCGTCATGAATTGCATCAAAAGCGTGTTGCCTACCAGAATATAATTTAGCACTTCCATTATCATTTAAAGCACCGATAAAAACAGTTCTCGCTCCTAAGGTTCCAGCCCCCGTTGTGCCACTTACAAAAACACTACTATTTTTAAAGCCTTTTACTACTGAAGCGCTTGTTCTATTTACTTGCCAAAATGCTTTTGCATCAGCATTCGCACCTAATATAAAAGTATTACCAACTCCAAAATAAGCAAAATTTGTTAAGTTAGAACCTATGTATCTTAAGTCAGGAGAAAATACTCCAATATCAGCACCGCTTGTTGTGTTTGTTCTTATATAAGTTGATAAACCAAAATCATTAGCCGATGTAAATAAGTTAGTTGCAAAGCTCGTATTTCCATAACCATTCACTCCTGGGGTATATCCATTTGCATTGTGTGTTTGTCCACCGTTCCAAGTAATTTGATATTGTGCTGTGTTACGTAAATTATAAGAATGTGCCGTTGCCGTACCTCCTACATATGGATAAAATGCTTTTCCTTTAGTCCAAATACCATACCCTTTCAAGTCAATAGTCAAGCTATTAGTAGCAGCCTTCTGTGTGGTATCTGTAATGGTTGCAGATGTTATAAATGCTTGAGCATCAAAGTCAAATATCTGAGCTAATGTATTGGATGTTGCTGTTAATGAGCCAAAGGCATTTGTGCCAGTCACCTGACAAGTAATATTAGAGGTGTTACCTGCATCTGCCTGGACCAATACATAAGTACTTGCTGTTGCACCGCCTATAAGAGTT